ATCTAAGGCCGAAGCATCGTCTTTCTTAAAGGGGAAAAACAGCAGTAATTGGTCAGCAACATTCGACTGGCTTATTAAGGATTCCAATATGGCAAAAGTCCTTGATGGCAACTACGATGACAGGGCCGGAAGCCCAGGCCCAAACCATCAACCCTATCGCAAGCAGTCCAAAGCTGAAGAACTGGATGACTTCTACAAGATGGCTGCGGAATGGAGTGAATCATGAAATACCCCTGTAAAGACTGCGCAGAAAGAGCCGCTGGGTGTCACGACACTTGCAAGAAATACATAGACGCAAAGACGGTCATTGAAAGCGAGAATAGCACGATCAAAAGGGCGAAGATGGAACAAAGGGCTTTCGATGATTACAAAGCGGGGATTGTGACATCAACAAGGAAAAAAACAAGGGGGTGCAAGTAATGGAAAAACGAGAATTCGGCTTGTTCGCGTCTGCAATCCGCACTTACTACCCGCGAGAACAGATCCTTCCGAACAAGGAAGCTATGGAACTGTGGTTCCGTGAGCTGCAAGACATTCCCTTCCCTGTCGCCGAAGCTGTCCTTCGGAAATGGGTGTCAACAAATAAGTGGTCACCTTCTATTGCGGACATCCGGGAGCTGTCTGCCAATGTCCAAAACGGTGACATCCCGGATTGGGGCGAAGGGTGGGAAGAAGTTCTGAGGGCAATTAAAAGGCACGGAATGTACAATGTGCAGGGCGCTATGGACAGCTTTTCGCCGCTGACCAGGAAAACCGTTGAACGGCTTGGATTCAGGAATATTTGCATTTCTGAAAACCCGATGGCTGAACGGGCCAATTTCCGGCAGTGCTATGAAATTCTGGCAAAGCGGGAACAGGCGCGGCAGCAGGTAGCACTTCCCTTGCAGGACACGATCAAACAGCTACAAAGCGGATTCATGATGATTGAAGAAGGGAGTGAAAATCATGATTGACCTGAAGCCGTGCCCATTCTGCGGACACCCAGTGCAAATGGTTTACAATTCGCGTGATAATGCATTTAAGATTTTCCACAAAAATGTGGTGGCCGAAATGTGCTGCTGCGTGATCGACCCGATAATGATTAAAGGGAAATCGCTTGCTGACGCTGCAAAAGCGTGGAACAGGAGGGCTGACAATGCTTGATTACGAAAAGATCGAACAGTATTTGATTTCTGTTGCAGGGGAAAAACGAGACAAGAAAATCCTTCAGGCGAAAGCAGAAATGGATACTATACAGCGGGAATATGTAGCGTATATGGACGGCGTTGTTGATGCTATCAGATATATTACGGGAGTAGCAAAGGTGGATGATGACAATGGCTGAATACATTGACAGGGTAGAATACTGCGAAAAACATTGCCGATGCAGTAATGAGTACTGCGATAGGCAGAGTTGCCCAATCTGGAAAGCTCCCGCCGCTGATGTGGCTCCGGTGGTTTGGATTCCGGTAACAGATCGGTTGCCGGAAGCAGGCACAAGAAGCAACGGTTGGGGAGATGTGACCGTTATTGCAACGAACGGAAAATTTGTGCGGCCGTTGATTTACGAAAGAGCAATCGTCAGGGGGAAAGTAGTATGGCGCTGGAAGTGGCCATGGGACAGGATTTATGACGGAAACCCCGTTACGCATTGGATGCCGCTTCCAGAGCCGCCAAAGGGGGTGTCCGACAATGGTTAAGGCGAAAGTATATCTTAAATCCGGACAATGCTTTGACATTTCCGCAGAAAAGATTGTGTGCAAGTATGACACTATTACGGGAGGATTAACATCGTTTAAGTACGAAGGTGCTACTGAGTTCCCAATCTATCTTGATGTTAATCAAGTCGCTGCTGTTGTACAGCTTCTGGACAATGAAAGCGGAGGTGACAGCGATGCGGCTGATTGACGCTGACAAACTGCAAGAGTTCCCCATTCGTGCGAACCGCTGTGACAAAGAACACGCCAACACGCATTTCATCAATGGCACCGAGTCTGTGATGGAGTATGCGAAGCTGCTGCCCACCGTTGACGCTGTGCCGGTGGTGCGGTGCGAGGACTGCGAACACGCCGAACGGTATGAGCGGGCAGATGGAACCGCAGGCTATTACTGCGGGCACCCGCAAAACACCTTCACCTATGGTGAGTACTGGGATCGTGCATTTAAACCGGCAAAAGAGCCGGACGATTTTTGCAGCTACGGTGAGCTGAAGATGGACGGAGGTGCCGATAAATGAAAAAGCCCCGCCCGCCGCGTGCGCCATACTGCTTGTGCGGCTCCCTGTGGAGATGGATTCTCCAGCAGGTGAGCCCATCGCGCCATTTCATGTATTACTTTTCGGGGGCAAATCGTCGAGCAAATGCGTATTTTGCAAAAGTAGAGGACTATCAGACAAAGCTCATGCAGTATCGCGTTGAGCTGCGTATCTGCTCCCGGGCGGAGTGGTATATCCTGCATAGGAGGCTGCGAATGAAGAGGAAGGATGGTGATACCGATGGAAGCTGAGAAAGACAATTCTGCAAAGCGATACCTTCAGCAGATCAGGCGGCTTGATACGAAGATCAACCGGGATATTGAAGAACTTCACCGCCTGAAAGCGATGGTCACGAAGATCACACCAACGCTGAAGCCGGATGTTGTTTCAGGTGGCGGCGGTACGCAGGACAAGCTTGCTGAAGCTATGGCAAAGATCATTGACCTTGAAGCAGAGATTAACCGGGAGATTGACCGGCTTGTTGACGCGAGAACTGCCGTGACAGCGACAATAGACAAGGTGGAGGATGCGCGGCTACATACTGTCTTGAATATGCGCTATGTGCAGTTCAAAACATGGGAGCAGATAGCGTGTTACATGGGGCGTTCTTATCAATGGGTTTGTAAACTTCATGGTACAGCTCTGCAAGCTGTTGAAAAAATCATCAAAATTTCCGAAGAAAATGACATTAGTTGATAGAAGTTTATAGTTGAAATGTGATATTGTTATAATAGAAAATTTTTAGCTTCCGAGAAAACACAATAAGATAAGCCTGATAGGGCATTCCCTGTTGGGCTTTTTCTATTTCAAGCACCAGTGTTCTTTCCTGCCAGTGAAAGTGCATTAAATACCTCACTCCGGGGGCGGTGGCGTTAGGCTGCCGCCTATGGTGCAATAAATTACTGAAAGGCGGTGAGATTGTGGTCGATAAGAAGCTGACGGCAAAACAGCAGCGCTTTTGTGACGAATATCTGATTGACCTGAACGCAACGCAGGCCGCAATCAGAGCCGGGTATTCAAAGAAAACGGCAAAACAAATCGGACAGCAAAATTTGACCAAACTTGACTTGAAGGAATACATAGAAAAACGGATGGCAGAAAAGGAAGCCGCCCTTGTTGCAGACCAGGACGAAGTATTGAAGTATCTAACATCGGTTCTGCGCGGTGAAAGCCAATCAACGGAAATCGTTGTGGAAGGCATTGGCGATGGATGCAGCGAAGCAAGAACAATCACAAAAGAGCCGTCCGAAAAGGACAGGCTGAAAGCTGCTGAACTGCTTGGCAAGCGTTATGCGCTGTTCACAGATAAGGTTGAACAGACCGTTGACATGGAACTGAATATCACGGTGGATTATGGTGATGACGAATGAAAATTAGAATTCAAGCAAACCCATGTTTCCGTGATGTTGACAGAAGCGACAAGCGCTATATAGTCATGAAAGGCAGCGCCGGTTCTGGAAAATCCGTTGACACGGCGCAGAACTACATCCTGCGGCTGATGCGTGATAAGGGCAGGAACCTTGTCTGCATCCGCAAATCAGACATCACAAACCGCGACAGCACCTTTGCAGAGCTGACCGGCGCTATTTACCGTATGTTTGGAGATCAAGCGGAACGGTACTGGCAAATCAATATGTCCCCTTTGCAGCTCACCTGCAAGGCCAACGGAAACAAGATCATCTTCAGGGGCATGAACGATGACAAGCAGCGCGAAAAGCTGAAGTCCATCACATTCCAGCGCGGCAAGCTGACTGATGTATGGTGCGAAGAAGCAACGGAGCTGACACAGGCCGATGTGGAAATCATAGATGACCGTTTGCGTGGCGAATTGCCGCCAGGTCAGTTTTATCAAATCAGAATGACCTTCAATCCGGTGAACAAGAATCACTGGATCAAGAAGGTCTTTTTTGATATGCCGGATGACAATGTTCTGACACACCACAGCACATACCTGATGAACCGTTTCATAGATGATGCCTACAAGGCCCGTATGGAGCGCAGAAAGGCCGTTGATCCTGAAGGGTATCAGATATATGGCCTTGGGGAATGGGGCGAAATAGGCGGCTTAATTCTCCATAATTGGGAGGTTAAAGAGGTAAGCCAAAACCTGAACGATTATGATGACATCGCCATAGGCCAGGACTTTGGATTTAACCATGCCAATGCCTTGTTGCTGCTGGGCATAAAGGACGATGACATTTCCATTCTGTCTGAAATCTATGTCTTTGAGAAGGACACTTCAGAGATCATACAGCTTGCAAAGGACATGGATGTCCCCGCCAAAAAACAGATGTGGTGTGATTCCGCAGAGCCGGACAGAATCAAGATGTGGCAGAAAGCCGGATTCCGCGCAAGGGGCGTGGATAAGGGCGGCTCTGCCGGGTCAGTCAAAGCGCAGATTGACTGGCTGAAGCAGCGGAAAATATATGTCCATCCGCATTGCGTGAATACCATCAAAGAGTTGCAGCAATGGAAGTGGAAAAAAGATGATAAGTCAGGCGAATATCTTGATGAACCCGTCCCTTTTCAGGATGATGCAATGGCAGCGTTGCGGTACGGCGTTGAAGGCTGGCGTAAAGTCAAGAAGTGGCTGACTTAATCATAAAAACAAAATGAAAGAGAGTGCCACACAATGACGATCAAAGAAATCCTATACGGCAGCGGCGGTGCGCTGGTGCTTATCATGTCGCTTTTGCAGGTGTCCAAAATCAACATCAATCCCTGGACGGCAATCTTCGGCTGGTTTGGAAAGCAGCTCAATCACGAAGTGCTGTCAAAGGTTTCCGGTCTTGAAAAGAACATGAAAACCATGCAGACGGACATTGACACAATTAGAGACGAAGGCCGGGAGCGCCATGCCAAGGACTGCCGCGTTAGGATTCTGCGGTTTGCCGATGAAATCTATTTGGGCACAAACCATAGCCAGGAGCATTATAAACAGGTGCTTGGCGACATCACAGCATACGAAAAATACTGTGATGACCACGCAGAATTTGAAAACCAAATCGCCGTGTCGGCAATCAGGCAGATAAAAGAAGCCTATGACCGGCACACACGGCAGCACGATTTTTTACAGTAAGGCGGTGAATCCCTATGCTTACAGTCAGTGAGATTAAGACATTCATGGATAGCGATGCAGCAAGCACCAAGAAGCGGCTTGCAAAGGTCGGATTGCGCTACTACGAGGGCAACCATGATATTAACAACTACCGGATTTTCTTCTTTGACGCAGATGGAAAGCTCCAGGAAGATAAGACCAAGAGCAATATCAGAATCAGTCATCCGTTTTTCAAGCTGCTGACAGATCAGCAAGCACAGTACATGCTTTCTGCGAAGGACGGCTTTGTGAAGTCCGACATCCCGGAGCTTCAGACGGAGCTTGACGCATATTTCAATGAAAATGAATCCTTTGCCGCAGAACTGTATGAATTGCTTGTAGGCTGCATTTCCAAGGGCTTTGAGTATATGTACGCATATAAGGATGAAAACGACAGGACGGCCTTTCAAACGGCTGACAGCATCGGTGTTGTGGAAGTCCGGGAGAAGGAAACGGATGACGGCTGCGCCTATGTGATCTACTGGTACATTGAGCGTATCGGCAAGGACAACAAGAAAATCAAGCGGATTCAGGTTTGGGACAATACCCAGACCGTTTTTTATTGCCAGGAAGATGATGGGAAAATCGAACTGGACAAGTCCGTTGAAATCAATCCAAGGCCGCATATCCTCTACAAGAAGGACGGTGACGAAAGCACCTACTATGAGGATTACGGCGTGATTCCGTTCTTCCGGCTGGACAATGGCAAAAAGCAGGTCAGCGGCGTGAAGCCCATCAAAGATTTGATTGATGATTATGACCTGATGAACGCCGGTCTTTCCAACAACATTCAGGACACCAACGAGGCACTGTATGTTGTCCGTGGTTTCCAAGGTGACAACCTGGATGAACTGATGCTGAATATCAAGGCGAAGAAGCATATCGGCGTGGACGATGAAGGCGGCGTTGACATCAAGACCGTGGACATCCCGGTTGAAGCCCGGAAAACCAAGATGGAAGTGGACGAAAAGAACATTTTTCGGTTTGGCATGGGCGTGAATACGGAAGCCCTGAAGGACACCAGCGCCACCACAAGCATTGCTATCAAGTCGGCATATGCAAACCTTGACCTGAAGTGTGACGGCCTTCTGCCGAGCCTTAAACAGTTCATGCGCAAGCTGCTGAAGCTGGTGCTGAAGGAGATCAACGACACGCAGGGCACGGACTATGAAAACAAAGATGTGTATTTCACATTCGACCGTGAGATCATCACCAATGCGCAGGAGAACGCCACCATTGACTTGACCAAGGCGCAGGAGCAGCAAGCGCGGCTGACCACCATTCTGAACGCTTCCCCACAGCTTGGGGATGAATTGACTAAGCAGCTTATCTGCGAAGCGCTTGAATTGGACTATGACGATGTAAAGGACAAGCTGCCCACGCCGGAAGATGATCCGACAGCGACAGCACAGGCGGCGCTTGGCGGCGTTATGCCGGAAGGTGATGTGATGTGAACAGATGGGAGATTGAGGTGCAGAAGTCCTTGCTTGACAGCGAGGAAGCAGCACTGAAGGAGCTTGAAAAGCAGTATGGCAAGGCCCTGAAGGACATCAACGAAAAGGTCAAGGGCTTTCAGGCAGACATTGACCTGCTGGATCAGGCGCTTTCACAGGACGGCCTGGACGAAACCGCAAGGGCGATGCTGCAATCGCAGAAGCGGTCAAAGATTTACCAGCAGAATTATCAGAGGGCGCTTCAGGGCCAGGTCAGCGGCATTTTGGACAAGATGCACGGTGACAATTACGGCACCATTGACAAATACCTGAATGTGTGCTATGAAACCGGCTATGTTGGAACAATGTATTCAATCGCCGGTCAGGGCGTTCCGCTGGTTATCCCTGTTGACCAGGCGGCTGCTGTAAAGGCCGTACTGACAGATTCCAAGGTCAGCAACGGCCTGTATGCTGCGCTGGGCGTGGATGTCAAAAAGCTGAAAAAGACCATCACACAGGAGATCAGCCGGGGCATTGCGTCCTCCCTCCCCTATTCTGACATTGCCCGGAACATCAGTAGCGTGTCCAAAGCACCGCTGTCCAGAGCGAAAACCATTGCCCGGACTGAAGGCCACCGAATACAGCAGACATCCGCCCGTGATGCGCAGTATGCGGCAAAGAAAAAGGGCGCGGATGTGGTGAAGCAGTGGGACGCGGCTTTGGACGGTAGAACGCGGCCTTCCCACGCAAGGGTTGACGGCGAAATCAGGGAATTGGATGAAAAGTTCTCCAATGGCCTTATGTTCCCCGGCGATCCTTCTGGTGGAGCTGCCGAAGTTGTCAACTGCCGCTGCACGGCCAACACCAGGGCAAGGTGGGCGCTGGATGATGAAGAACTTCAGACGCTGAAAGAACGCGCTGAATACTTCGGGCTGGATAAGACGAAGAATTTTGAGGAATTCAAGCAGAAGTACAATGTCGCTTCCAAAGCGACACAGGAAGCGGAAAACGGTGGTACTATTGACATAGCTCCGAATGTGTCGTATATAGATAGTACATACGGAGCCACACACGCACAGGCTGTCAAGTCAACACTTCAAAATGCTGATCCTGAAGTCAAGGCTGTGTGGAACAAATATCAGAGTAAATTCAAGACATCCAATGCAAAATACTCTGGCGGTACTGCCAACTATTCCCCTGCTTCTGATTCCGTAACTTTGGATATTACAAGGGCAGCAAGCGGCAGCAGCTATCAAACGCCATACCAAGTGCTGTATCACGAATACGGTCACATGACGGATTATCTTGCTGCGCGGGAGTTCGGATATAACAACTATGTGGCTTTCACACAGGTCTTTAATGGACTTGATTCAAACGGTAAAGCAACATTTATTCAAGGGATGTCAGGCGGCTTGTTAGGGCAAACGGCAAAGGATGAACTTAAAGCCCTTATCAAGAGTACCAAAAAGGCACACGGCGTAACGACAAAGGCTGAAGCGGCGCAGATCATCATTGATGAAATCAAGAAGGATTATTCACTGATTGCGCGTTCGGATGTGTCTGATATGCTTGAAGGTGCTGGAATTGGTGTTGCGTATCCTTTGGGCGTTGGACACGGAAAGAGCTACTGGAAAAACAGAGACAACGGCAAAGAAATCTTTGCAGAAATGATGTCGGCAGAAGTTGCAAGCCCAGATTCGCTGGATTGCATCAAGAAATACTTTCCTGAGACTTACAAAGTATTCAGGACTATTTTGGAGGTCATAAAATAATGGAAGAAGCGCTGGAAAGGTATTATCAGCAGTTTGGAGAAAACTATCCGTTGATGATTGCTGACACCAAAACTGACGAAGAAATCATTGAAAGAATCAACCGTTGCATTGAAACCAATCAGCCCGAATCTGAACCGGGATATGATGACGGTTCGGATTATTAACAGGAAAGAAGCATCGTGCGCCCGCACGGTGCTTTTTCTATGCTCAAAACGCACGGCGTGTGTTTTTCGTGTGTTTTTGCTGCGTTTATCGTGCCAAAATATGCCCTTGGGGTTTGCGGACTGCCCATGAAAGCTATTGTTCTGCGGAGCATTTAAGAAAGGCAATATCAGCAAGTAAATATCAAGTAAAAACATAACAAACAACTAAAGACAATTTAACAAACTTCGTAAGAAAGCAACTTGTAATTAAAATTTACAGGTTGTTTTTTAATTTATGAAAGGATGGTAAATAACCATGAAAAGATGTTGGAAGGACTGGATCAAGAAGGCTGGTATCAGAGCGCTGAAAACCGTTGCACAGACTGCGGTTGCAACCATCGGCACCAGCGCGGTGCTGAGTGAAGTAAACTGGATCATGGTGGGCAGCGCTTCCCTGCTGTCCGGTGTGCTGTCTCTGCTGACTTCGCTGGCCGGTATTCCCGAGGAATGCGAGGTGGAAAGCAATGCCTAAAGTATTTCTGTCCCCCAGCAACCAGTACGACAACCGCTACGCCTACGGTGACACCACCGAGGGCGTACAGTGCGGCAAGATCGCCGAGGCCTGCAAGGCGGCCTTGGAGCGCAGCGGCGTGACCGTGAAGCTGATGCATGACGAATCCATGCAGGAGAAGTGCCAGGCATCTAACGCCTTCGGCGCTGACCTCCATGTTCCCATCCACACCAATGCCTTTAACGGCACGGTGAGCGGCACGCGGATGTTCTGCTTTAACAGCAACGGTGAGGGCATGAAGGCCTGCAAGGCCATTTTTAACCGCCTGGCACCCGTTACCCCCGGCACCAGCGAGAATATCCGGGTGGACGCTTCCCTGTACGAGGTACGGGTGCCTGCCGCCCCTACGGCCTACATCGAGTGCGAGTTCCACGACAACCCCACCGCGTCTAAGTGGATCGTGGAGAATACCGGGCTTATCGGCGAGACCATCGCCCGGGGCATCTGCGACTACTTCGGCGTGGCCTTCAAGGAGAAGGAGCAGCCCAAGCCCGCCCAGCCGACCGGCGATAAGCTGTATCGCGTCCAGGTCGGCGCATTTGCCGTCCGCGAGAACGCGGAAAAGATGCTGAAGCGGCTGACCGAAGCCGGGTTTGCCGGTTATATCAGAGCTGATTAAACCATTTTCGTGACATCACGGATATGGTTTTTTCATTGCCCAGGACACGGCGCTTAAACTGTCCAACAACAAATAATCTGTTGCGCTTACAGACTTAAACAAGCGCTTGTCTGTGGATGACACCACGCTTAAAAACAGCGACAAAGGAAGGATAAACAATGGAATTTCTGAAAGCGATTTTGGGCGATGAACTCTATGCGCAGTTTGCCGAAAAGCTGAATGCCTACAACGGCGATGAAGCCAACAAGGACAAGCAGATCAAGCTTGCCAACCTTGGCGGCGGTGAGTATGTCGGGAAGGGCAAGTATGATGCGCTTCAGGCGTTGCTTGACGGAAAGACAACCGAACTGGACACCGCCAACGGCCTGATTGCTGAGCTGAAGAAGGGCACCAAGGGCAATGAGGACTTGCAGGGCAAGATCACCGGCTATGAAACGCAGGTGCAGCAGCTTCAGGCAGAGCTTGAAAAGACCAAGCTGGAAAACGCTATCCAGCTTGCCTTGCGCGATGCAAAGGCGGTCGATCCCGACTATTTGGCTTTCAAGCTGCGCGAGAAGTACAGTGCCGATGAACTGACGCTTGACGAAAACGGCAAGATCAAGGGCATGGATGACAAGCTTGCCGGTCTGAAAACGCAGTTCCCGAATCAGTTTGAAGGCGCTGGTGGCAAGAAGGTTGTTGAAAACAGGCTGCCCGAAAACCAGAACACCGGCGGCAACTCCGAACCCAAGTCCCTTGAAGATGCACTGAAACTGGCCTATGAGCCGAAAAACGAATAATTAAGAAATGAGGTAAATTACTATGGCTATGACCCTTGCTGAAATGAAGGTCGGTATGCCCGACAAAGTTTCCCAGCAGATCGTTGACATCTTTCTGCGTGAATCCGAGATTCTTCAGATGCTCCCCTTTGACAACTGCGTTTCTCCGCAGGGCGGCAGCACTCTGACCTATTCCTACATCCAGAAGAAGCTTCCTTCTGTGGCGGCTTTCCGTGCGCTAAATGCGGAGTACACCGCGAATCAGGCAACCGTGGAGAAGAAAACCGCCGATCTGAAGATTTTCGGCGGTAAGTTCCAGATCGACCGCGTACTGAAGGCGGCAGAAGGCCCGTGGAACAACATGGCCTATCAGATTCGTGAAAAGGTTCTGGCGGCTATCAGCCTGTTCCACTATACGATGATTAACGGTAATGCAACCACTGCAACAACCGAGTTTGACGGCTTGGATAAGATGCTGGCGGGCACTTCCACTGAGTATAACACCGGCACCGGCTCTGCTATCGACATCAGCACCATGACCAACCTGAAGAGCAACGCGGATCAGCTGTATGAGCAGATTCAGTTGCTTATCAAGAACACAAACGCTGATGCACTGCTGATGAACAGCGCAATGATCGCCAAGATTCAGACTATGGCGCGGCTGCTTGGCTACAAGACCGAATCCGAAGAAGCATTTGGCCGCAAGGTGACTTCTATGGACGGTGTGCGTTTCATGGATTTGGGCAAGCACTACACCGTTTCTGACACCACCGTCACCGGCAACGACTGTGTGAAGGCTGGTATCAGCAGAAACATTGGCGCTTCCAATGCCGCCGTCACCGGCCTGACTGACATCTATGCAGTCAAGTTTGATGTCATGGACGGTTTCCACGCCGCTTCCCTGACCGGCAACAGCGCTATCCGTCAGTATCTGCCTGATTTCAACGCTCCCGGCGCTGTGAAGGACGGCGAAGTTGAAATGGTTGCGGCTACTGTGCTGAAGAACACCGCCCACGCTGGCGTTCTCCGCAACATCAAGATTGCGTAAACCGTAAAGAAAGGATGAATCAAAATGGCAGCGAAGAAAACAAAGAAAGTCACCGGCTACGAAATCAAGGTTGTTACCAATCCCAATTTCTGCGGTGTTGATGCTGGCGGTGTCCAGTTTTCCTACGGCAAGGCGCAGATCGCGGAAGGTCGTATGGTTGAGTGGTTCCGTGAGCATGACGGCTACGAAGTGACCGAAATCGCGGATGCTGATCCTGCTGATCCTGCCGATTCGGATAACTAAGGCGGTGTAACCATGATAATGACCGTTGCCGAACTGCGGCAGTTTGTGACAACGGATGAAGAGGATCAGGCGCTTGAAGCACGACTTCAGGCGCTTGAACTTCTTATCCGCGCATATACCAACAACAACTTCCAGCAGCGCGGATTCCGCGTTGAAGCTGACATCCGGGGCGGCGTGTTCATGTCCGAAAGCCTGATTCCGTTTGCTGTGGGTGACACGGTGATGATCTCACAGTCGGACTTGCAATCGGATTGCCTTTGCACAGTCAAGGAAATCGCGTATGACACCACATTCATGGTGAACGAATCGTGTGCTGATGATGATTGCATCCTTGTGACCAAGGTTGTCTACCCCGCAGATGTCAAGCTGGGCGTGGCAAATATGCTGAAATGGCAGCTTGACAATGGGAACAAGGTTGGAGTTGCTTCAGAAACGATTTCAAGGCACTCTGTGACATATTTTGACTTGTCCGGGGACAATTCCGCGGCCGGATTCCCGAAGGCTCTTACGGGCTTTCTAAGGCCGTATATGAAGGCCAGGTTCGGACGGGGGCTGAGAATATGAAAGGCATCGGCGGCAACATCACGGCAACGATCCAGGTCTACACTTCCATCAAGAATGAAATCGGCGAGAATGTGAAGGCGTGGACGGACGCGCAGACGCTCAAAGGCTGGCTTGACCTTTCTGCCGGTGACGCACGGCATACCACCTTCAATGCCAAAATCCAAGAATCCACCCATGTCTTTGTGGCTGATTATGTGCCGCTTGACAGTCGGATCACTGCCGAAAACAGCAGAATGGTCATCGGCGGCAAGCGATACGAAGTCACGCTGATTGACAATCCTATGGAAATGGGCAGCGGATCACAGCTTGAAATCTATCTGAAATACACGGGAGGTCAGTAAAATGGCAGATGTTGAATTTATTGACAACCATATTCAGGTAAACAGGGCCATTGACGATGCTGTGGGTGCGTTTCTGCTGGAAGCGGCTGCGGAGCTTGTGTCAGCTACGAGAAGAAACACGCCCAAAGACACCGGGCAGCTTAAAGGATCATGGGCGGCAAATGTCGATGAATCCAAAGGTGAAGCTGTTATCGGCAGTCCACTGGAAAATGCTATCTGGACAGAGCTGGGAACCGGCGAATGGGCTGCAAATCATAATGGCCGTTCTGGTGCATGGTATGTCCCCGCCGAAAAGGTCACTGGTAAGAAAAAGCCCACATTCAACGGCCAGGTCATTGTTGTGTATGGCAAGGACGGCCAAAAGTTCTACAAGACAAACGGCAAAAAGCCCGCACGGATGCTGCACAATGCCTTTGAGAAAAACAAGGCAAAGATCATCCGAAGGGCTGAACAAATCTTCAAAGCGAGGTTTGATGACTAATGTCTAAAAATCTGCTGAAAGTCGTGTCAGACGGCATGACAGAATTGGGGCTTGAATACGAATTCGGCGAATACACCAAGGAGCCGATTGTATACCCCTATTTTGTCGGTGAGTACACGGAAACAGAGCCTATGACAGAGGACGGCTTGCAGGAAACGACCTTCATGCTGTCAGGCTTCAGCCGTGGCACATGGCTGACACTGGAAAACGCGAAAGCGAAGATCGAGAACTATTTCAACAAGGTATATGGCAAGACGGTCATGGTTGATGATGGGTCAGCCGTGGCCGTTTTTTATGGCAATTCCTTGATCGTTCCCACCGGGGACGAAGAACTGAAGAAAATCCAAATCAATCTACAATGCAAAGAATGGAAGGTGAGCTGATATGAGCAAAGAGGGCAAGACCGGCGTATCTGCCAATACCCCCAAGAATATCATGTTCGGTGCTGGTACGATCCACAAGGGTCTGAAGTATACCAGCAACGCATGGAACTTTGACAGCACCATTGTTGGTGCCACTTCCGGCGGCTCCAAGCTGTCCATCGTGCCGGAGATTACCAACATCGAGGTTGACGGCGCACTGGTGAAGGCCAAGGGGCTGGAAGTCAAGACCGGCGAAAAGGCAACTATGGAAATCAACTTCATTGAGCTGACCAAGGACATCATCAAGGCGGCAACCATCGGCACAGACGGCACATCCGATGATGCAACAAACTATGATGTGATCGAATCCAAGGCGAATATTGCCACGGGCGATTATTGGGAAAACATCGCATTTGTCGGCAAGACGCTGGAAGGCAAGAACATCATTGCCATTATGGACAATGCGCTTTGTACTTCCGGCTTTGAGCAGGAAGGCAAGAACAAGGAAGGCGCTGTCGGCAAGTACACATTCGAGTGCCACGCAGACCTGACCAGCGACCTGGACAAGCTGCCTTGGCATATCTACTACCCGAAGGCATCCGAAATCTGATCTGTAAGGGCAGAATCACAAAATGTAAGTGGTTCTGCCCTTATTTGCATTAAATGCAAAAATAATTGAAAGTGTGGTTATATAAAATGCCTGAAAACATCGAAAAAACCTATGAGCTGCGAGACCTCCAGGCTGATGATTTGTTTGTGCTTGTAAGCATCGTCAGCAAAATCGGCATCAAGGAGTTCAAGGCTTGCTTTGAATCCAATGATGTGAAGGACGCTATCAAAGCCATGTTTGATCAGAAGGGCAACGCTGACGATGACGGCGAAAAGGCAGACGCTGACGATGACGGCTTTGTTTCCGTTGGCATTTCCGTTGCACTGGACATCGCTGCAATCCTGATGGCGAACATCGGCAGGTGCAAGAATGACATCTATTCGCTGCTGGCCAATCTGTCCGGCATGAAGGCCGCCGACATTGCAAAGCTCCCGGTAATGACCTTCACAAGCATGGTCGTTGACCTTGTGAAGAAAAAGGAGTTTGCAGATTTTTTTCAGGAAGCTGTAAAGTTGTTCAAGTAGGCGATATTCAATTCTTCGATATTCTGTTTCAGCGGTATGCAAATCCAATGATTTTGTTGGATCAGATGGCAAAGACCGGGCGGCTGTATGAGTTCATCAGCGCGGTTGTCCGCATACGCAACGAGGAACAGGAAGAAAAGGTCATGTGGGAATACTGGCTGCACAAGGATTTTGAGCGCTCCTATCCTGAATTTCTTAACGCAGCAGGTGGAAACAGTACCACGCAGGCCGAGCCGGAAACAACCAGCAAGCAGGAGCTGACAGAGATTGTCAAGCAATCTATGAAAATAGCATCATTCGTGCCACAAGAGGAATGAATTGCGGCCCCTTCCCTGCCCTATCAATTTAGGGAGGGAACAACATGGAACTTTTCAAGCTGTTAGGCACAATCGCCGTTGATAACGCACAGGCGAAGCAGGCCATTGACGAAACTGCATCAACAGCAGATAAGGGAAGCAAGAAAACGGATTCTTCCTTTAAGAAAATCGGTGAATCGGCACTGAAAATCGGAAAGGCTGTTTTTACTGCCGGTGCTGCACTTGGCGGCGCGTGGATAGCAGCTATTGAGGGTTCCAGGGAATATAGGACAGAAATGGGCAAGCTGGACACGGCTTTTGTCACAAATGGCCATTCCTCCGAAGCGGCAAAGAAAACCTACCAGGATTTACAGGCCGTTTTGGGTGATACGGATGTATCTGTTGAAGCTGCAAACCATTTGGCTGTCATGACCGACAACGAAAAGGATTTGCAGACCTGGACGGACATCTGCACCGGCGTTTTTGCGACATTCGGTGACAGTTTGCCTATCGAGGGCTTGACGGAAGCGGCCAACGAAACGGCAAAGGTCGGCGAAGTCACCGGGCCATTGGCAGACGCTTTGAATTGGGCCGGAATATCCGAAGATGCATTCAATGAAAAACTTGCCAAGTGCTCCAATGAACAGGAGCGGCAAAGGCTTATTATGGACACTCTGAACGGGACTTACAAGAAAGCGTCCGAACAGTACAAGGAAACCAATGCCGATGTCATAGCGGCGAATAGAGCCAACGAAAAGCTGTCAAGTGCCTTTGCGGAACTGGGGCGTGTTGGTGAACCGATTTTGACCGCTATCAAGAATAAGACCGCTGACATGGTGGCCGCTGCTGTTCCCCTGCTTCAATCCTTTATCACGAAAATAAAGGATATGATTAAGTGGTTCAAGCAAAACAAAAACACCGTGCAGGCGTGGGCGGCTGGCATCCTTGCCGCCACGGTCACAGTGTCCGGGTTTGTTCTTGTGCTGAAGTGGGGCAGCATTATGAGCAAGGCAACCACCGCCCTAAAGCTGGTCACAGGCGGCGTGAAGGCCCTGAATTTGGCCATGAAGGCGAATATAATCGGCCTGGTCGTGTCTCTTATCATCGGCCTTGTGGCGGCCTTCGTGTACCTTTGGAAGAACAATGAAGGATTCCGCAACTTTTGGCTGAAGATGTGGGAAAAGATCAAGTCCGCCACTTCCTCCGCTGTCAAGTGGATCAAGAGCAAGTTCAACGATCTGAAGGATGTTGTTTCAAGGGTCAGAAACACATTCGGCAATATCAAGGACGCTATTGCTGACAAGATTGAGGGTGCGCGGGACGCTGTAAAAAAAGCCGTTGATAAGATTAAGGGCTTTTTCCCATTGAGTGTTGGCAAGATTTTTACAAATTTGAAAGTCCCGAAAATCACTGTCAGCGGCGGCAAAGCACCCTTTGGCATTGCTGGCAAGGGCAAGAAGCCCAGCTTTGATGTCAAATGGAACGCTGAAGGCGGTATTCTTGACCGGCCCACCATCTTTGGCAGCATCGGAAACACGCTGCTGGGCGGCGGCGAAGCCGGGAAAGAAGCCATTGCGCCCATTGACACGCTTCTTGACTATGTACGCGCTGCTGTCAGCGCAGAAAACGAAGGAATTAGAAAGACGCTGATTGAGCAAAACCAAATCCTGATTGACTTTTTGGCCCGGTCTATGCCACACGGCGTTATGCTGGATTCCGGCGCACTGGTTGGGGAGCTGACACCGGCGATTGATATTCAGTTGTCGGACAGATTGAGAAACACACAAAGAGGAAACACACGATAGAAGGCTGCTTTCCGGTGGCCTTCTTTTATTTTATCTTCACAGAAAGTAGGTGAAGGTCACTTGGAACTTTTTAAGCTAAAAGGGATTATTGAGCTTTTTGGCGCAGACAAAGCGAAGAACGAAATAGACGAAACCACAGATCACGCCGAACGGAAAGGCTCTAAGCTGTTAAGCACAATGGCGAAAATCGGCACTGCCGCCATTGCTGCGGGTGGTGCTGCTGTTGTAGCTATTGGCAAACAGGCTTTGTCATCGTATGCGGACTATGAGCAGCTTGTCGGTGGCGTTGATACGCTATTCAAGGATAGCTCTGCAAAAGTTCAAGAATATGCAGCAAATGCATATAAGACTGCTGGCCTATCCGCTAACGAATATATGGACACAGTTACAAGTTTTTCTGCGTCCTTGCTGCAATCGCTTGGCGGTGATACAGAAGCGGCGGCAGACATGGCTAATGTTGCAATCACGGATATGTCTGATAATGCCAATAAAATGGGCACGGATATGGCATCTATCCAGAACGCCTATCAGGGATTTGCAAAGCAGAACTATACCATGCTTGATAACCTGAAGCTTGGCTATGGTGGAACAAAAGAAGAAATGGAGCGTCTGCTTGCCGATGCATCGAAGCTCTCTGGCAAAGACTTTCTGTGGGGCGAGGATGGCATGGGATATGGCTACGCAGAAATAGTAGAAGCAATCCATGTGGTTCAGACAGAAATGGGTATCACAGGAACTACGGCAAAAGAAGCAAGCACCACCATTCAAGGCTCTGTTTCATCCATGAAGTCCGCATGGGGCAATCTGCTGGTTGGCATTGCTGACGATAACGCCGATTTCAAGACACTTACAGAACAGTTCGTTGATAGTCTTGTTACCGTTGGCAAGAACATTATCCCGCGCATTAGTGTCATCCTGGGCGGCATTTCACAGTTGGTCACATCTGCATCTACCACGATTATCCCGATGGTCATTACCACCATCACAGACAACCTTCCTGCGCTTTTGCAGGCGGCGGTTGCACTTGTCGGCGCATTGGGACAGGGAATCATTGATAGCCTACCTGCAATTACGCAGGCGGCAATCGACATTATTTTTTACCTTGCAGATAGCCTGATTGCAAATCTTCCCACGCTCATTGCGGGGCTGTTGCAGGTGACAATGACGATTGTACAGACGCTGACCAGCCCGGAATTTTTGACGCAGCTTGTCGAAACGGCGATCCTGCTGATTATGACGCTGGCGAACGGACTGATTGATGCGATCCCGCAGCTTATCGCGGCAGTCCCTCTGATTATCGGCAACTTGCTTGCCGCAATCATTGTTGAACTGCCCAACATCATCCAGATGGGAATTGATCTTCTGTTTGCGCTGATTGACGGAATTATCAAGTGCATCCCGGAGCTTGTGGCGGCTGTGCCTACTCTGATTATCGCGTTTATCAATGGCATCGTGAACAACCTTGACAAGATCATCCTTGCAGCGCCGCAGATCATTGTATCGCTGATTACCGGCATCATCGGAGCTATTCCGGAACTGATTGCAGCCGTCCCGCGCGTTATCGCCGCCATCGCTGACACAATCAGGAACTATGACTGGGGCGGTATCGGTAGAAACATCGTTCAAGGACTGAAAGACGGCATTGCCGGAATGTGGGACAATATCAAGAATTGGTTCAACGAAAAGGTGGATAGCCTTGTCGGCGGCGTGAAGCGCATTTTGGGCATCCGCTCCCCTTCCAAGGTCTTTGCCGGAATCGGCGGCTTTATGGCCGAAGGCTTGGGCGAAGGGTTTAGCGATGAATTTTCATCGGTGAAAAAGGACATCGAAAGCAACATGAGCTTTGACGCTGGCACTATTACGGCAGATGCAAACATCAGCAGGCACTATACAAGTGGTTCTTACGGAGCGGCAAGCACAAGCGGGGGCGGCGATTCCGGCAGAATTGTAATGCTGCTGGAACAGTATTTGCCTATGTTGGCAAATATGAAAGTCATCATGGACAGCGGCCAGGTTGTCGGTTTGCTTGCCCCAGGCATGGATGAAGAACTGGCCAAAATCAATGCGAGGAGGGCGAGGGCCGTATGATGGGAAAGGTATTTTTTGACGGAAAAGACACTTTCGCTGAATATGGCTTGCTGCTTGCAAGCAAGTCCATTTCTCTGCCGGAAGTCCGCACGAACATGATCGATGTTCCGGGCCGGGACGGCCTGCTGGATGCGTCCGAGGTGCTGACCGGCGAAGTCACCTATAAGAACCGCACCATTACGCTGAAGCTGACTGGCGTGGACACGGTGAGTGGCAAGAAATGGCCCGCCACGATTTCTGACTTCTGCAACAAAGTCCACGGAAAGCGCGTGAAAGTGACCTTCCCCGAGGACACCGCCCATTATTACAGTGGGCGGTGTTCTGTTGGGCAAGTGGAGCTTGTCAAAATGATGCAGACCATCCCGGTCACAGTCAACTGCGACCCGTGGAAATACAAGAACGCAAAAACCACGGTTTCCCGCTCTGACCTGGGCACGGCCTATAAACAGCTTTCGCTTCCGAATGAAAGCCGTCCGGTGATTCCCGCCATCACGGTGGCCCAGGACACCACCTTGCTTTGGGGCAGCAGCACAATCAACATCAGCGCGGGAGATCATATTTTGCCCGCTATCCGTCTTGCGGCTGGCAACAACATTCTGAAAGCCAAAGTTGCAAGCGGCACCGGCAGTATCACAGTTACATACCAGGAGGCGAGCCTGTAATGTACCAACTCAAATATAAAAACTATATCCTGTATGACCCGCGCCTTGCGGATGAAAAACTAATCATCCGTGACCCTTCTGTGAAGCTGGCGGTCAGCAAGGCCGGGGAAATGTCCTTTACGGTGGGTGCAGAACATCCCTATTTAAGCAATCTGCGCCGCATGAGCGGCCTTGTGGAGCTGCTGGACGGCACTTTCCCCATATATAGGGGAAGAATCACCGGAGACACAAAAGACTTCTACGGGGCGCACAAAATCGAAACAGAGGGCATTATGGCGGTGCTGAATGACAGCATCATTCCACCGTTCAACTTTCCGGGGGATTTCAAGGATGACACTGCTTATAAGGCCGCCGCCGCAAGCGGGAATGTGGTGGAGTTTTTCTTCCGCTGGATTCTGTCACAGCACAATGCGCAGGTGACCGCAGAGCAGCAGATCAAGCCCGGCGTAGTCACCGTGTCCGACCCGAACAATTACATTACCCGCAGCTCTGATGAGTACGCCACGGCGATGACCACTATTTCCGATAAGCTGATCAAATCTTCCCTGGGTGGGAATCTGCTGATCCGTTACGAGAATGACGGCAATTATTTGGACTATTACGCCGCGCTGCCGCTGACAAACACGCAGACGGTGGAATTTGCCGAAAATCTTCTTGACCTGTCCAGCGAGACGGACGGTGCGGACATTTACACCGCTATTCTCCCGGAGGGCAAGGACGGCCTGACCATCGGGAATCTGCCGGACAGTGACTTGACGGATGACCTGGTGAAGTCCGGGAAAATCATCTATAGCAAGTCCGGCGTGGCTACATATGGGCGCATTACCCGGCATATCAAATGGGGCGATGTGACCGTTGACACCAACCTTCGGACGAAAGCGACGGCGGCCCTGGCCGACAATGGCCTGTCCATGCCGGAGGCCATCACCTGCAAGGCGGTGGATTTGGGCTGGCAAGAGGGCATCCAGCATTTCCGGGTGGGCAGAATGACCGCCCTGGTCAGTACGCCCCACGGCTACAGCGCGTCATATCCGTTGATGGAGCTGGCCCCGGATATTCTTGACCCCGGCAACACACAGATCACGCTGGGCGCTACCCGGCGCACATTCACCGGCTCACAGATCGATGCAGTGCGGAAGGCCGAGGAAAGCGCCGGGCAAGTCCGCACTGACCTAAACAAGAAAATTGAGGATATCGAGCTTACCCCCGGGCCTCCCGGCAAGGACGGCACCAATGGCACCAACGGTCTATCCGTGTGGATTACTTACCATGACGACACGACTACCCCGGCCACGCCCACAGGAAGCGGTACGCTGAACGGCTGGCACACGGACTTGACCGCAGATGTGGTGTGGATGTCGCAGAAGGTGGCTGCATCTGCTACGGCTGGCACATGGAGTACGCCTATCCGCATTGTCGGAAAAGACGGTGCACCTGGCAGCAAGGGTGACCCGGGTGCTGCCGGTGTGTCCGTGGTGGAAACCACGGTAGAATACTACCTGTCGACATCTGACACAGAGTTGTCCGGCGGAACATGGCAAAGCACCGCACCCGACATCACGGACGGACACTATTTGTGGAGCCGCACAAAAATCACCTACTCCGATGGGCAAACGGCATACACCGGCGCTTACTGTATCAGCAAGGCAATGGCAGAGAGCGCAAAGCCGCAGATAGACCAGGTTGTGCAGTCCACCCACCAGCAAATCACCGACCTGCAACAGAATGTCAACTCCATCATCTTGTCTGCGTTGGAAAACTATGTGCAGACCGGGGATTTTGGAGCGTACAAGGAGGAGGTCAGCACCAAACTGTCGGTACTGACAGACCAGCTGAACATTGACATTACCAAGGTGACGGAGCGCATCGACAATGTGGACGGTGATTTGCAGAGCAAATACACTGAGCTATCAAAGGCGTTCCGCTTTACCGCAGACGGCCTGATTATCGGCGAATCCGGAAACGAAATCCTGCTGCGGCTGGACAACGATGTGTTGCAGTTTGTGAGAAACAATACGCCGGAGCTGCAAATCACCGCCGAAGGTGTGGAAGCGGCCCGCGTAAAGGTTACTATCCTCATCATTGGAAATGTAATCCATCAGGCGGACGAAAACGGCGATGAGATCGTATATTAAGGAGGGGCAACATGGCATCTATCTATAGCAGCACAAACAGAGGGTGGCAGCTCCGTCTTGACTGGTCCATCACCGGCCAGAGCATCAACGACAACACCAGCACCCTGAGCCTTGATTTGTGGGTATACGATGGCACCGGCTACAGCCAGAACCAAGACGCAAATGAGGCTTACTATATCATTCAGGGCGAAAAGCGCTGGAATCCGTACAATTACAGCACCACTGGATGGTATAAGCTGGGCAGCAAATCCATCACCGTGGGCCACAACGCGGACGGAACCGGTAGCGTGGAACTGTCTGCCGAATGGGATTGCGGATGGGATAGCTCCTACACGCCCAGACACCTATCTTTGTCGGAGACGGTGGCGCTTACCACCATCCCCCGGGCATCGTCCGTATCAGTTTCCGGCGACACGCTGGGCAAGGCGGTTGCAATCTCTATCTCCCGGGCCAGTAGTAGCTTTACCCACAGCCTGTATTATTCGTGCGGTTCCATCAGCTGGGCTAAGATTGCATCCGATGTGGACACATCCTACAGCTGGACACCGCCCGTATCGCTGGCCGCGCAGGCACCCAATGCGTCCGCCGTTGTCCTGTCCGTTATCGTTGAGACTTACAACGGCAGCACCTATATCGGCGTGTCCTCCGTGCAGATGACCCTTGCTGTGCCGTCCAGCGTAGTCCCCACGCTGTCGGTGGCAACCAGTGACCCAACAAAGGTAAGCGCCACCTATGGTGGGTATGTGCAGCTGCGCAGCAAGCTCAAGATTGACCTTACAGCATCCGGGGCACAGGGCAGCACCATCAAGGCATACAACATCAAGCTGGGCGACATCTACGCCGTAGCCGCCGCCAGCGGGACAACGGATTATCTGCCAACTGCCGGGGCGCTGACGCTGACCTGCTCTGTGACAGACAGCCGTGGACGCACCACCACAAAGACGCAGACCATCACCGTGCTTGCCTACAGCAAGCCCACTATCTCCGATATTGCCGCCGCCCGGTGCAATCAGGACGGCACGGCAAACCGCATGGGGGATTACGGCAAGGTAACATTCAGCGGTGCGATTACGGCGTTGAGCAACAAAAACACTGCCGCCTATGCTGTGCAGTATCGGGAGGTGGGCACGGAAATCTGGTCAAACGCCGGGTCTGCGGCGGCTGGTAATTACGCACCAGCCGGTGCGTATGTGGTGTTTGCCGCAGACAAGCGCAAGCGCTACGAGGTGCGCGTTGTTGCAACAGACGCATTTGAGGCAATTGGCTCTGCCGTGCGTGATCTGCCCGCTGCGTATGCTCTCCTGCACCACGCAAAGCATCTGCTGTCTATGGGTATTGGCCGTCTGTGTGACAAGGCCAACGCACTGCAAGTGGGCTTGAACGCCTACTTTGATGAAAATGTAGAGGTGTCTGGTGAACTGACCAGCAACACGCTGTCCTGCACAGGCACGGCTGCTGTCGGCACACTGGACAGTAGCGGCGAGGTGAAAGGTATGGCCGTAAAGGCAACATCCCTCCTTCAGATTGCCGGTAGCACCGTGATGGACTTTGTTGTGGAGCAGGGCACCAGCGGTATCTGGGCTTACCGCAAATGGGCCAGTGGCGTGGCAGAGTGCTGGTTAGAAAGTGACCTTTCCCTCACTGGGAGCACACCTGTCGCTTATATGAATGATTCAGCATATTATTCGTATGCCACTGTTAACCTCCCCTTTACTTTCAAAGCGCAGCCCCGTAGCGTGGCGGAAGGTAGTTTAGGCACAGGAATGGGTTTTGTGAATGTTCTGCCTGAGAGTGGATACAGCAAGGTTTCCGTCTATGTGACCGGCAACCAGAATAGTGCCGCAATTAGAATCAGATCGATGATAGTTACAGGCCGCTGGAAGTAACCCAACGCTGGAGCGAAATTCGCTCCAGCCCTGGAGTTTACGGGTAGAATGGAAATAAAAACTGACATAAAAATCAAAACAAGAAAGGCGGTGCAAAATGAAAGGGGTCACTTTTGGAACATATCACAGCTATGATGATTTTAGCTTGATACTGACTTCAAAAGAGATTGCAGCCCCGAAAACAAAGACAGTGAAAATTGATGTGGAAGGTGCAGACGGGTCTATTGATCTGACGGATTATTTCGGTGAGCCGAAATATGAGGATTGCACCCACAAATTTCAGTTTTCAACCATTGTGCCACAAAGCGAATTTCTTACACTGTTTTCAACCATCAAAAACGCAATACATGGTAAAAAAATGCGGATCGTCCTTGATGATGATCCGCTTTTTTACTATGTCGGAAGATGCTTTGTATCTGCGTTTACCAGTGAAAAGAACATCGGAAAAGTAAGCGTGGAATGTGATTGTGAGCCGTGGAAGTACAAAGCGGCGAAAACCGTTGTCACACAGGCCGTCAGCGGTGAAAGCACCATTCCCCTGCCCAATCTCCGCAAGCGTGTTGTGCCGGAAGTGGTGATTAACGCCGAAAACCCTCTGCACATTGTATACGACACATACAATATTTGGGATTTGGGCAGCGGCAGCTATACCCTTCCGGAGCTGGAATTGAAGGCCGGAAACAATATTGTTTCCGTGACGGGAGAAGGAACCATTTCTTTTTCTTACCAGGAAGCGGGGTTGTGATATGTACAGGGTATATTGTGACGGTCTGACGCTGTATAACAGCAACCTGGAAAGCCTGAAAATATTCAGTCCTTCCGTGGAATTGGAGCTGAACAAGACCGGCAGCTTCTTATTCACAATTTATCCCGATCATCCACAATACAGCGCTATTCAAAAGCTACGGTCGATCATCACGGTCTACCAAGACGATTATCTGATTTTCCGTGGTCGTGTGCTGGATGATGAAATTGGGTTTTACAACGAAAAGCGTGTCATCTGCGAAGGTGAGCTTGCTTTCCTTCTGGACAGCGTACAAAGACCATACGACTATTCCGGGACGATTTCCGGTTTCTTAAACCTGCTGATTGATAACCACAATGCGCAAGTGGAGGAAGCAAAATGGTTCACTGTCGGAAATGTCACGGTCACTGACCCGAATGATTATATCGTCCGGTCAAACATCGACTATGTTGATACTTGGACAGAGCTGCAAAAGAAGCTGATTGACCTGCTGGGCGGCTATATCGTCATCCGGCATGAAGGCTATATCAACTACATTGATTATCTGCAAGACTTCACGCTGCTTTCTCCGCAGAAGATCACCTTCGGGAAGAATCTGCTTGACCTAAAGCGGATCAGGAAAGGCGCGGACATTGCAACGGCGCTGATCCCGCTGGGCGCAAAGCTGAAGGACGATGAAGGTAAAGACACAGACAACCGCCTGACAATCGCTTCTGTCAATGATGGCCTTGATTATATCGTTGACGAAGAATCCGCTGACAAGTACGGCCTTATTTTCGCAACGCACACATGGGACGATGTTACAGAAGCGGCAAACCTGCTGACCAAAGCCAATGCACATTTGGCCAATCTTGTCAACCAGTCTGAAACCATTGACCTGACGGCGGCTGACCTGGCCACCGTGAATGCTTCCTTCAGCAGCTTCCACCTTGGAACCTATGTCAAGGTGGAAAGCACGCCCCACGGAATAGATCAGAATTTCCTTGTTTCAAAGCTGTCTTTGAAGCTGCTGGAGCCGGGAGCAAACAAGCTGACGCTTGGCGGGGTGTTTTTGGGCATTTCCGGGGCACTGGCAGGCATTTCCGGGGCGCAGAGTGAAATTATACTGCAAATAGAAAATGCGTCCAAAACGGCTTCTGCGGCCATTTACAATGTGGAACAGAATTTGCTTGCGTCATTGCAGGTATCAGAAGAAAACATCAAATCAATCGTTGCGGAAAACTACTACCTGAAAGATCAGGCGGACGCGCTTGTTTCCTCTGTTAGCACAGAGATAGAGCAGACGAAGGAAAGCGTGGAAATCCAGTTCAACCAATTTAACGCCGACATTGAAGCGGTGGCGGCTGGAACGGACGCAGAGTTTGAAGAAATCCGCAAATACATTCGGTTTGTAGACGGCTCCATTCTGCTGGGACAAGTCGGGAATGAACTGGAATTGAAAATCAGCAATGACCGCATATCCTTCCTTCAGGACGCTGTTGAAGTGGCTTATTTCTCCGACAATAAGCTGTATGTGACAGACGGCCATTTTCTCCATTCCCTTCAGCTTGGAAACTTTGCTTTCATTCCGAGGGCAAATAACAATTTGAGTTTCAAGAAGGTGGGTGGTTGATATGGCGAAAACTGGAACGATCACAAAGGCGATTCGGACAGGCTATCAAATGAAAATCGTCTGGACAGTTGGCAGTCAGTCTGTGGCAAACAACACATCCAGTGTCACGGTCAAGGTGCAGCTTGTTTCCACCGGCGCAAGCTACACCATCAACAGCAGCGCAAGCAAAAGCGGCAGTCTGACCATCAACGGGACGAAGTACACATTTTCGTTTTCTGCGGCGCTGTCCGGCAATCAGACGAAAACGCTATTCACAAAAACCGTTACCGTAGCACATAATGCAGACGGAAACAAAACCTGCGCTTTTGCGTCTACCATCGGGATCAAGGTCACGCTGGGCGGCACATACTATGGCGATGTTACGGCAACCGGCAGCGGCACATTTGACACGATCCCACGGGCAACCACGCCCACACTGTCAGCAAGCAGTGTCAACATGGGATCGAGTGTCACAATCAATATGCCGAGGGCGGCAAGTGCCTTCACGCACACGCTGACATATAAGTTTGGAAATGCGACCGGCACGATTGGCAGCGGCCTTGGTACAAGCAAAGCGTGGGATGTCCCGCTTTCCCTTGCAAGTCAGATTCCTTCCGGAACATCCGGCACTTGCACCATCACCTGTAAGACCTACAACGGCAGTACGCTGATAGGCACAAAGACGGTTTCCTTCAAGGCCAGCGTCCCGGCTGCTGTTGTACCTACCATTTCAGCCGTTTCCATGACGGAAACGGTTTCCGGCCTTGCCGCGAATTTTGGCGCATTTGTGCAGGGCAAATCCAAGGTCAAGATCGGCATTGTGGCGGCTGGGGCTTACGGCTCCACCATCAAGGCGTACAAGACCACCGTGGACGGAAAGACTTATTCCGGGGCAGCTCCCATCACCGGCACACTGTCCAGCGGCACAAAGGCCGTGACAGTCACCGTCACAGACAGCAGAGGACGCACAGCCAAGACAACCAAAACGCTGACGGTCATTGCCTACGCCGCACCGGTCATCCGTGGCGTATCTGCTGTGCGATGTTTGGCAGACGGTACGGAAAACTATGACGGTACGCACGGTAAAATTGGCTTTGGCTTCAATATCTCCCCTGTTTCAAACCAAAACACAAGCAAATATGTTTTGGAATACAAAGCAAGGGCATCAAGCACATGGATAAAGCTGAAAGAGGGCACAGGGTACACCCTGTCAACCACGCTGATAACCGCCGCCGACTTGAATGTTGATTCTGCCTATGATGTCAGGCTATCGGTGACAGATTATTTCACCACAATCAGAAAAACCGTGGAGATACCCACGGCCTTCACGCTGCTGGACTTCAATGCTTCCGGGCGCGGCCTTGCCTTTGGCAAGGTGTCAGAGCTTACGGAAGGCATTGAATTTGGCCTTCCGGTCATCTTCCACAATGGGTATGAGATAACAGCAAATCCCGGATGGATAACGGCAAAGCTCACAAGCGACTTTGAGACATACGCCGCAAACGCAGGAAACACATTGCGATATAGGAAGGTCGGCGGCGTTGTCTATTTGAAGGGCGTTGTCACGCCGAAGGCAACCTTGACGGGCGGCACGGACAATGTGACCATCACAACACTGCCGGATGGGTACAGGCCGGAAATACAGGGCAATTTCATTTGTCAGGGCAGCGGAACGGCAATTTGGCTTTGCACCGTTACTGCTGCGGGGCTTGTGCGTTTCGCCCGGTATAGAAACGGCTCTGCATGGGCTGACGCTGTAAACA